TAACACCAACTAATATCAATACACAAACTATTATTGTTGTTGCTAAATTATTCATCAGTTACTCCTGCACTATTTCTTACTTTGTCAAGCGTGTCAATATACTTAGGCACATTTGTTTCTATTTCAGTAGGTGTCATTTTAACAAACTTACTTTCAGATGTAGCTTGAATTAAAAATGCACCTAGCATATCATTTTGTGAACTAAGTATTTCATTTTGTTTGCTAATATTATTATTGAGTATTTTAAGTTGCTCAATAAAATTAGCATACATACTGTCTGTAATCATGAGATTTACCTTTCTGTTTATTTACTAACAATACCAAATAACAAAGCCCCTGTCAAACTAATGACAAGGGCTTTATGTTATACTATTCCTAGTATCATTTTAACTAAAGGCACGACTACAATCATGAAGAAAGGTATGCCCATAATTAAAGTATATATTAAGTACATAATGACTTTCCTTTCTTAGTAATTATGTAATACAAATAGCACATGGTTTTATTTGTGTCAAGCCAGTTATTATTCACTATGTCTTAATCAAAAAAATATAAAACAAATTACACAGTTCTTATTCGCTATGTCTTAATCAAAAATTATGGAAATTTTTTACACGCAATGGTTGTAGAGAACATTTAGAGAACAAAATAGCACGCTATAATGTTCATGGTTTGTTCTATTATAGATCTGAGGTATGCAGTTATTGCATAGGGTAGGTATGCGTTATGAGCATATCAGGTATGCAAAAATAAAGTATTAATTAAGGCAGTTTCACACTAATTTGACACACTTACGCCATAATTATATAAGAAGTTATACATAGTTTTATAAATTAACAATTAAACGAAAGGTAAAAAATATGAAACTACAAGAAAACAAAAAACCTAATACAGAAAATTTAGGTCAACAGACTTGGACACAAATTCAAGATGTTGCAACAGGTGAGAAAAAAGCCAACGGAAAAATGCTTTTTATTTGTAGAGATACATTTAAAATGCATAAAGCTGGAAAATTAAATTGGACTACTTACTTCGATAAAGGCACTAATGATGTAGATTATAAAAACGCCTTTATTAATGGTGATGGTACAAAAAGGACTTTAATAGCAAAGGATTTTCATTTATTTGCTACACAAGTTTTAATTCCTGCTTATGGGCAGAATTTAACAAACTTCCAAAAAGACCACCCATATGAGTGGTGGGTAATTTTGCAAGTATCACCAGTTATTATGCTTATGATTGCCAACGAGCAATATTTTAAAGCTGATGAAATGTTAAATTTAGAGACAGATCCAGTACAATTAGAAATACCTAAAAAAATGCTAGCTTTTAAAGATTTGGCAGATAAAGACGAGCAGATATTTAGAAGTAATTTAGGCGATAAATTCTTTACCAAAGATGAAAAAGGGAAAGACTTCTATTGTACTTTTAGAGGCGATAGGGGTGCTGTTGAATTTGCAAAGGCTTATTTTACCCCTAAAAAAATAGCTTTAGAAAGTGTACAAAATGCTGTACAATCTCCATTTATGAAAGCAGTAGAAAAATTAAATGATGCTCAAACTGGAATAATTGGAACAGCTAACACCTTAACCAAAGTTGCAAAAAGTGAGCAGAACAAAGGCGGCAACATGGATAAGAGGTTAATCAATGAGGTTGATCAAATCGTAAATTCAGCAGAAAAATTCATTGATTTGCTCTACACCAATAATCACCCATATGCACAAAAAAAGTTATTTGAACTGTATCAATATATTGTTGATTGCTTGGAAGATGAAAACTTCCAACAGTATATTTCAGGGATTAGTAAAGCCAAGATTTCATTCCAAGAAATACAGGTCAACAAAAAGCCTTTCAATATTATGGAAGGTGATTTCAATAAATACATAGCTACATTCAAGTAGTTTACAAGGGGTGGTACTAGGTACAAAACTTGGTACTACCCCTGAGTTTTTCAGGTGGTAATCAAAAAATTATCTCGGGAAATTTACAGGGACAAGCCCTGAAATTTCCCTCGACATTCCCTAACGGGAATATAAGGAACCCCTACGGGGTACATATATCCCAAAGTATATACCAAAAAATTTTCTAGGTCACACCCTATGCGTGTGCCAGGGGGGGTATCCTATATACTATATATACGGAAGCCAGAAAATCCCCAAAACCCATGTAAACCATATTGCGGGCCATATTTTAGCTTAAATATTCCGACCATATTCCCAGGAATACCCTAGGGGGGAGTTGTATATTTACCCTGGGTATAGATATATAGCCCCCCTGGATGGGTTCTATGAACATTATACACCCTATATCCAATTTTGTCTATTGCCATAGTGTCGCAGACTATATTTTTTAAAAATAAAACTTGACAAAATTGATATTCATGACTATAATATATTTATATATTATTCAACGGACACACATACACACATAACATACAAGTTAACACAAGGGTCATCACGAATATTATATAAAATATAACAATTATGAAATTTGAAGCAAACATTCCTAGCTATTTAAAGACTGGACAAGGTGTATTCCCTGTCCAAAAAAAGTCTGCAGATAGTTCTATGGCAGAATTTAGAGATTTATCTGGTAATTTGTTTGAAAAACTAAACAAAGGTGCAGATATGCCTGTGGCAAATGACGGTAATATGGTTGCTTTAGCACCTATGGGCCAAGATAGAGTACAATCTAGACCAGAATCAGAAAATTTGCTAGATAAAATGCAGCAAAATATAAATCGTGGTATAGATGAAAGAGAATTTATGCCTAAATCAGATGTAGAGTCTGATTTTAAACGTGTAATGCCACAAATTAAACCAGGTGTAATGAGAGAACCAACAGAAAGAATGGTACAAGCTGATGGTGAGGATATATTCATTGGTTAAACAGATGCCATTTAAAGAATTAATGGAGATAGTTAATGCAAAACATGGATTCTTCTATAACAAAGACTCAAAAAAGAAACTTGACAGATATGCAAGAGAAGTTTCTAGACGTATTGTTCGGAGAAGCAAAAGGAAATCCTAGAGAAGCAGCAAGAATAGCTGGATACTCTGAGCATAGCTATCCTAAAGTTATAAGAAACTTAAAAAGAGAAATTACAGAACTTGCAGAGACTCACTTATCTACACACTCTGCCAAAGCAGCTACTCGGTTAACAGACCTACTAGACGAAGACGGGACCACACCACACTCTAACATTCGTCTAGCAGCTGCGAACTCAGTGTTAGATAGAGTGGGCATAACAAAGAAAGATCAATTAGATATAAATATGAAAGCAATGCATGGAGTATTTATATTACCAGCAAAAGATGGAATCAATAAAGATAAAAAGGAAAGCTAGAACTATTCCTTTTGGATTTAAACAGTCTGAAGATCCAGATTATTTAGAACCAATCAAAGAAGAATTAGATGCTCTTAGACAAGCAAGAGAATATTCAAAGACTTGTTCTCTAAGAGAGACTGCCCAATGGCTACACAGAAAAACAGGAAGATACATATCACATGTCGGACTTAAAAAAAGACTTGAACGAAGTAGCACCACCGAAGCCGAAGAAAGTAATACGACAGAAAGCCAAGAAGTCAGTTAAACAGATATTAGCTCGCACTCGTAAGAAAGTTGCAAAGGCAGAACAATCTCTACGTTCTGCTAAACGTCACGCAGAAAATACTAAGAATAAACTGTTAACTATTGATAAAGCATTAACAGGTAAAGAGACACAACTACTTACAGAGGATATAATCGAGAGTGCTCCAGATACAGTTAAGGAGCATATAAATCAGCAGGAAGTAATCTTTAAACCTAATGAAGGTCCACAGATGGAATTCCTTG